TTTACTCGGGTCACGATTCATATTTACTATCGTGCTAGCCACTATTCCGGCCCTAAAATCTTTTCTCCACTCCCCAAATGGGTCAATTGTATCAAAGGCCATCCATTCATGGAAGAGATGGGATGGGATTTTTTCCAACATCCCATCCACATCCCAATTACCCATGGCCAGACTTAACTTGAAAGCAAAGAGTCTGACAGGGTTGTTGATAAGTTTTTTCTTTGTTTTCCAACATCACCACCATTAAGTTCCCGGTCAGCGACCAAAACCCTCTGCAAGGCTTTACTGCTTTTTTGGGCCAAGTTAGGAATATCTTCCGAAGTGAAAAGGCGATTGCCGTTATCGTCGCACATACAAAAAGCAGCACGTTTGGCCCGATAGTTGGTCAAATCAGTGGTAGCCTTTTCTTCTTCGACATCGGCTTCGACCAGAATAGTTTTATCGAATTCATCCTGTTCGGAAGCAGTGAGCGATTTTACCATGATGTAGGCATCAGGGTCATTTTCTGTCCACTCAGGGACTGGGACTTTTATCATTTTGATGTCGTTGGCTTTCAGGATTTTTTCTTTGGTTAAACATGGCATGGTTTTTTCTCCTCTGGATTTTTAGATTATACAACCACTAATTAAGTGGTAAGGGTTACAGGACCAGAAATCTTGACGGTGACTGAACTGGAAACTTTGTCGCTGGTAGGGATTTTTACCCCGATGGCAGTGACCAAAGCTTCGAAATCCAGGGTAGTAGCACCAGTATCTGGAAGCACGATCTGATAATCACGAAGATCATCAGATTCGAAGTCAGATTTCATGTCGTCGTAACCGTCAAGAGTGAAGTTCATTTCAAGAGTTACTTCCCCACCATCACGGAATCCGCCGATGAATGTTCGATATCCACCGGTTGTATCAAGGCTGGTGGTGTCGTAAGTATCTCTTTTCAGGTTGGGGCCATTGATGTCTGTGATTTCACCAATGGCTGTAAAAGTTGGAGTACCAAGCATGTTACTCCTTTTGAATTGTGCACCTACTCCGGCAATAGCATCTGACATGACATTACTCCTTTCTATGATGTTGTTTTGTGAATACGGAAATTAACTGTAAAAATAAACCTATTGTTGTCGTCTTTACCCAGTGAATTTACATCATTCATTGCCCAAATACCTATATATCTTGTTCCTCCCTCTGTAATATTATTTAAACCATGTAAAGCATCTTTAATTGACTTTGCTAGAGCAAACCCCGTTTCATAGTCAAAGTCCCTTACTCTAACCATCATAGTGGGTCTGTCGTAACTATACTTGGCATCAGGGGCAAAACCACCAGTAGAATATAAAGTGAATACATTGTCAGGGGTTGTGGGTTCCTGGCCCAAAAATAAGGTAACACCAATTTCCCCGATATCAATAGCTGATGATGTTAAAATATTTGCTATGTCGAGTACTGTGCTACTCACCTTATCACCCTACTTGTAAAGGATAAAAGTCGTCTTATCACTTCACCCTCATGTTCCTTTAATGGATCTTCCAAAAATTTTGCCTTGGCAGTGGGTTTGCCCCCTCCTCGTCTTGTGGGGGATTGTGCACCGGGCCTAGGGCCTGTAAAATTAGCCCCCACATTTTCATGAACATAAGGAGCATAAGTGGCAGTCAACCCGATTTCGGCCACCACACCATTAGGTTGGCTAATCAATGTTGGGCCATACCAACTATTGGCCAAGTTACCAAATTCGACTGGTGTTTGTTTTTGGCCTTCACGCCGGATTGCAACTCCCACCTCAATCAAGGCTCTTTGACCTTCAATACTGATGCCGTGTACGGCGGCATTAATATTGTTTAAAACCTCCTGCACCCCTGTAAGTCCTCTTCTGCCACTCATAGGTACACCTCAATTAAAAAACCTGTATATTTAATGTCGGGGGTTTTATCCACCGATCTAATTTCCCTTGCACCTTCTACTATTTCAGGATATCCTTCATTGGCTGAATTAAGACTAGTTAATTCAATAGGGGCCATATAACCTTTTACCAATACTTCATCCTCGGGATAAACAACAGAATTACTTCTTTCCTCTTTACCCTTAGGGTTAATAAAAATTTTACTTACATATTCCCATCTAACGTTCATTTCAACCGGGTCAGCAAAAGTAGTTTTACCATAAGCATCCACGCCAACAGGACCCCAATAAACAGCTTTTTGCCGACGTTTAATTTTTACCATGATGGCTCTCTCTTAGAAGGATTAGTACGGGTTAAATCAGCCCTGATTGTAACCAACTTAGCTTTAGGTTTATCTAATTCGGCCAGAATGCTTAAATTATCCAGCATTTGTACCTGTTGGCCATAAAGAGAAGAATCAAGACCCTTTCCTGTGTCACCCTGGTAAGTATTAGATGATTTATTCACCGATTCAACTTTTAATTGGCGTTCCCTGACACAAGTAAAATGAGCAGCTAGATAAAGTTCAATTTGCTTGAGTCTGGCCACTGAATACCCAGATGAAGCTAGGTTTTCAGTAACGACCAAGTCTGCCGTGGTGATAAAAGGAGTGGTGTCAATGCTTGTTTCGAGGATAGTTTTAACCTCTAAATCAGTAACAAGAGCCATTTACAACCTCCTTTAAATCTACTTTAGGAAACATATCCAAAGCACTATTTTTTGTGGCATTTAATATCTCTATTCCTAGTCGAGTTGCATCTTTAGCAATTTCAAGGAATGGTGGTATGAACCTATTGTTATAGATCGTGTCTTTAGGTCTAAATTTATGGTTGGTATGCCAGTTATGTTGCCCATCAACCACTTTCATATCATAACCCAAAAGCACAATCTTTTTAGACCCCAAGAGATATGCCACATTGATGGCAGACCCACCAGAACTGCGATTCCATTTAACCCCATCCGGCCTTTCTGATATACCACTACCCTCCAGCCTACTTACAGTTAATGTGTGGGGGTGTTGGCAATGACATCTAACACATGACAAAATGATTCCTGTATATTGTGAAAGAACTTCATGATTCCAGATGGCCCACCTGCAGTCGCTCCACCAACAAAGATCGACCCATGACCCGAGTTTAAAAGCATCATTAACGCCTATTACTCTTTGGTTATGAATCAAAGAGAGGTCTTCATCCTTGAGGCTAGGGCCACCACCAAGGATGAAGACCGTCTTGCCCCCCCATAAGGGTTTAATCACCCAAGGCTGCATTGATAAACTCGTCTACTTCTTTTGCGGTCAAGGGCAAATCATTCATCCGATTCCCCAACCTATCCAGAACAAAAAAACCCTTAGCCTCTTCATCATATTCTTTGGTAAATTGGCTATTTTTAATATTATCCATGGAAGAAGCTGTCACCCCAGCTGGCCCCTTATAAGCCCATGTGTTATCATCGGCAAAACGGTTTTTACAAGCCAGGAAAATTTCCCCTGGCTTTATGATTTTTCTTCCATCAGGGGTTTTAAAATGATATTTTCCTGTTAATTTTTCCCATACATAAAGCTGATCGTCAATCAGATTTTCTTCGGGCTGATCTATTGACTGTTTCATTGCTTTTTTCATTTATCACCTCTGAATTTTTAATCGTGGTTGTCTTCACTAAGGCATTAAAAATGGCCTGAATCAATTCCATTGTTTTATTGGATTTGATATGTGGGCAATCATTTAAAAGATTATTAATGAAATTTCTCACTAAAATCAAAATTGCCAACATTAACGGCCAATTATCAATTATATAATTAATATCCAATACCATTTTGTCCACCTTATTTTAAGTTGGTAGTTGAAATATAACTATTATTACTCTTGAGTTGATCAGCAACAATGCCACCGGCAATGCCACCCAATATTACAGCTACAGCCAAAATACCAGCAATCTTTACTGTCATTCCCTCCATTTTAATCATCACGGCATTAAGGTCTTTTCTTACTTCCCCTATTTCTTTGGTGAGTATATCAATATCCCTTTCCCTGCGAGTGTCCTTTTCCATAAGGACACCAAACTGTTCTATTACCTGTGTCATTTTAGAAAATAAGGGGGTTAAATTTTCTAACTTTTCATCCATCCTCACCACGATATCATTAATATTTTTAATTGTTGGAAGTTGAGTACACACCACATGGGGCATACCATCTGTTTCTTGTGGTAATTGGTTGTTGGTTATCATCCCTCATTTACCCCCATGTAGTGTATTTGTTGATACTCCACACGGCAGAGGGTTAGACCCTCTGCCGCCAAAAATACCAACAACACAATTACACGGAGAAGTGGACAACGCCGCAACGGCTTGCTTGAGTGGCGCGGATTTGAGGGACTTTGATCCCCATTACTTTATAATGAAGAACCATACCACCCTGTTCCTGCCATTCGACCGGCGAAATATTCATCCCGTTGACGATACGCACGACATCGGAGGTCATCTGAACCAGAACCACGTTGCCAGTTGCCAGTTTATCAGAGACTTTGACATCACTGATGCCTTCGATCTGCTTAATACGTTGGCGAACAGTGAGATCACTATTGGCTTTGAAATCGTCGTCCAAAGCGGTTTCATAGGCCACCGGCACATATAGAACGTAAGGACCATAAAAACGATCATCAATCGCCGCTTGTTTCATAGACAGAACATCGGCAACGATTTGTTCGCCGGTAAGGCCGGTCCATGCGCCGGTCAATGAGCCAGTGTTGCGACTCGGGAAATCAGTGTAGCCGTAGATGGTCCCACCACCAAAGGTGTATGTACCGGAACCGTTAAACAGCATATCCTCCATTTTTTCAGCAACCTGACGAGTTGCCAACTCGGAAGAGGTTACATCGAGAGGATCGCCGGTATTACGACTGGCAGTGAGGACACGAACATTGATAAAATAATCCTTATGGACGATGGGCAGTGGCAAATAGCCGGTGTCATATTTTGCCCGGTCACCGACAGTTTTGGAGACACCATCCATGCTCAATTCAGCTTCGGTGAATTCGCTGAGATTATCGGTTTCCAACACGGTTTTTCCAAGCCCATTGCCGATATTGTATACCAAACCACGGCTTTCGAGATCGGTAATACCATTCAGACGAATACGAGCTTCACGAATAACGGCCTGATCATACTGCAACCATTCATCCTTGCGAAGGGTTGCGTTGGTGATCATCACAGCCTGCCCATTAATGTTCATATAGGCGCGGCCATCTTTACCAATCCAAGGACGCAGGGCATTAACATTCATACCATTGTTAATGAGTCTTTGTGCCACAGACCCTGCCCCTGTCATACCCTGACCATTAAAAGTCAAGGAGTCAACCAATACATTACCTTTCATCTGTTTTTTCCTCCTTGTAGTTTTATTATGCGACTTCGATATCGATCAGGGCCACGGAAGACGAATTGGATGCTTCACCAGCATAACCGATGATGCATTCAGGATATTCAACCGTGGAAGGCGCGGAAACATCGGTGGCCAGCATCAGAGTACCATTCCCGGCAGAAACAAGGGGGTCCCCGATGTGGATGTTTTCGCTGGCTTTCAAACGGGCCAAAACGTGGTCACCGGTACGACCAATAAAATATTGGACCCGATCACCACTGGAATAGTTATCGGTAATGCCTTTGCCATAGAGTTCATTCTCGATGGCAAATCGTTTTTGGGCAATACCAGAAGCAGTGCTGTGGACCACAAGAGTGCCGCTGGAGTTAAGCTTGATCAAATGACCTGGGGTAATAGTCCCCCCTGCTTTCCCTTCCCCTCTTTGGCAACCTTGTTTCAGGATAACTGTGTTTGCATTTGACATGGTTCTTTGACCTCCTTAAAGAATTTTTGTTTTTATTTTTTGGTTTCGTAGTCAGGGAGGGTGAGGGCCTCTTCTTCAGAACTGGCATTCATCACAGTGTTTGCACCAGCACCAGCAGCGTAGTTGGCAACGGGGGCCACGCTGTCGGCGGTCACAGCCAAGAGTTCATTACTCATGGAACCGAGTTGTTCATCGGTGAACTTAGCAGTGGCATTTGACTTAATTCTAGCGATCAAACCATCGCGGTTGGTTTTGATCATGTTGTCGACGAAAGCAAAACGGGCTTTAACGTCAGAGGGAGCCGAAGCCAACAGGCTTTCAAAAGTAACAGGTTTTTCAGTATTAGCTGTTACTTCCATAGGAACCATGGTAGCCAACTGATCTTCGGACAGAGTAGACAACCACTCTCTGTCAGCTTCGGTGAATCTAGTTTTTTGATTTGTAATCAAATCACACACGGTAACTTTCATTTCTTTCCCTCCTGTGTTGGTATTTAGTTTTTGGTTAGACGTGCTCTTCATTTTTTTCTTAATTTCTTCCTCTTTATCTGAACAGGCATTGTTGTTAGAGTCCGTACAACTCTTGGCATCAATTCCCATTTTTTTGGCGGCAGCACACATTCTGGCCGCCATTTTTTTCTGTTCAGCCTCGGGATAAAAGGCGCGGTTTTTTTCCATACCCCAATATGACAAAGCGGCACGTACATGTTCTTCGGTGTCGATAGGATATTTTTTGTTTTTAGGGTCAGCATAGGCAACATTATCAACCAAATCATTGTCACCTTCTTCATTGGTAACAGGCACATAATTAATTTCTCGTTTTACCTCCTCAGGGTCCCCAGTAAAGGTAATATTATTATCCTTATCAATGGTGTAATCAATGGTGTACAGTTTCGGAGAGGGGTGTGTCATTTCGGCCATAGGGGTTAAGTGATAGACCTCAAAAACAATATGATCATCAAACACCTCAACAATATAGGTGTCATTGTTTTTGTTTGCTTCCTTAACCGCTTTACAAACAGCCTCACGTTTCGCGTCCAAGCTTACACCAACATTACTAATCATACTCAACAGCCTACCTACAAACTGTTTGATTTTTCCGTCTCCTTCCATATTATCACCTCTTTCTGAATTTATTCGAACCCCACAACCGTCAGCCCAACTACAAGCCCCTGTGCCTCCGGGCAACAGGGCCAAATGGTCAGGCTGTATATTGGTAGCCACTGCTTCATAATTTTCATTATCCCATTCCCCGTTAGCGGGTTCATCTATACTGAACAAACCAGTGGAGACTTCCAAAGGCTTACCGGTGGTTAAATACTCCAAAACAACAGGGCTTACTTTGTTGGCTTTGGTTATATCAACATAGATTTCACCACGTAACTTTTTTTCAAACTCGTCCCAAAGGACATTCCATAAATTTCCAACGACTTGACTTTGAATGATATCAGGAGAATTGCAACTGATAGGTTGGCCATATTGATCAGTGGGGTGAAGAACAGGAATTGGAACCCCGTTCCATAAGTGAGCTATTTTTTGAAGTTCATTAGCGGAATAAAATAGAGGACCAGAAGAACCATTATGAACACCTTCAGTGAGTAAAATCACTGGGGCAACCAAATGGTCACGGCCATCAAATTTGATGGTTTTTACTGGTGTATTGATTAAGAGAGAATTGGAGTGAAATGTTTGCATTTACAAACCCCTTGCGTTTAGTACCACCTCCTCTTCTCTCTTGGTTGTTTTAGGGGGCTAAAACTCCAAATTTTTAAGCAAAACCCCGATAGGCTGAATTTACAAAATCCATTTCGCGGGTTTTTGTGGGAAAAAGTCCTTACTTTTTTGTAGTTTAAAAGCCCCTTGTTCGATAGGTTACAATCCATTATAACACATCTTGAAGTTCTTGTCAAGTATTTTGTTTTATGTGGTATTAATCCCCTATTCATCAACATGTTTAAACTGTACCCCATGGTCACCCAAAAATGGTTTTGTGTGTACCGACAAATCCTTTGACAGCCAAATCGCGTCAGGGACATATTTAAAAGCCTTACACCCTCGGTATTCGGTATTGTGTACACAAAATGTGCAAACCCGAGAATAATGAGGATCACTGGCTTCAAAATCATCGAGCAACAGGGATTCGTTCATATTTCAGCCATCCTTTTTTTGCCATTTCTTCCCACACGTGATGGTGGTGTATTAAAAAAGCTTGGTCAAATGTTACAAATTTCTTTTGCATATTTTTTTTGAGAAGTGAAAACATTTCCTGTTCTACTTTGTCATATTCTTTTACAAATTCTTTTTTACTGCCGGAAGGGTCCCACATATGATAGTTATAATCCACTCCAGTGGCCCATATGTTTTTGGCCCCGGTAGTCCGTTGGAACATGCAATCTTCTATAGAAAATGAAGTACCTTGTGGATGATTATGTACTACATCTTTTGCACCATTCAATACACTTATTTCTTGTTTATTAAAGCTTATTTCAGTTTCACCACCAATTTTTTTGAGTATTTGTTTGCCAGCATCATTAAATGCAAATATCCTCTCCGTTTTGTATTGTGCTTTGTTTAATTCGGCCATCTTAGTTATATAAAGTGGTTCTTTTTCAACTTTCTTAGGGGCAACTTTCTTAGGGGCAACTTTCTTAGGGGCAACTTTCTTGGCCACACTTTTCTTTTCATCTTCTTTAATATAAGGGATTGCACAACAACGGCAATTGGGGTGTATGGGTATCAAACCACGAATCTCTTCTAGCGTATATATTTTATTTTGAAGAGTGGAACAAATGGGGCAAACACCAAAACCAGCCGTGGCCCATTCAGCTAAAATTTTGACACCAGTAATACCCCATTGTTCATATTCATTGATAGTGGCTTGATGATGGGCGCGGATAACTTCTGTACGAGCAATAGTTTTAGCCCTAGTTATACCAATCTTATCAACCCGATTTGATATTAAATCATAAAGATCTTTAGTTAAGCTGGCAGGACCTTTACCCCCCGCCATACCGAGTGATAAAATATTAGTTAAACCATCTGTTAATTCTCTCCGAATTTCATTATTCATCACAGAAGTAACGGTTTTTAAATCTTCAAATGTTCTGGTGTATAACATTGCAACCCGATCAACATGGAATGGCTCTTGTATACCAATACCAATAGGGGTCTGTTTATATATTTTATGGCCAACTTTTTTCATTTCAGAGTCAGCACGGGACAAGCCGATTGAATAAGCCGATTGGATGTATAAATTAGACCAAGGCTGGGCACCACCCCCAAGCAAACCGGGCTTGATTACTGTGGATAAAATATGTTTGTTTTCCATTTCCTCCAACCAACCCATAAAAGCATTAATTTTTTCATTTGATTGGAGGAAAGAAAATTGTTTATAGGTAAGAGTATTGGAAGCGGCTTGAATTTTGATGGTTTGAAGACTTGGTACAACACCAAACACATCTTTAGTGATTATAGCATCATAGATCTCAACCTTGAGCTTCTTAAATCTTTGGACAGCTTCCTTCATGAAACCCGACCGCACTTTTGTGGTGTGTGTCGGGTCCCCCCGAAGTATGCCGTTTATAGTAAAGGTCTTTTTCATAACTCTTCAAGGTTCTCTTCAAGGTCATGCGTATGTGGTTCCTCTTGCAAATCCATCTTGGAAAGAATTTCCTGAATCCGCTCCACTTGTTCATCATCAAGATCGAGAATATCGGAAAGGAAAAACTCCTCAGGGATAACCATTTCGGCACCAGGAGCATTCACATAAGTGGCCAAAGCTTGTGTTTTAATGAGACTAACTTCCGCTCTTTCTTTTCCAGTTGTGGATGAAAGATCGGACCAATGAATTTGGTATCCATTAGAAGGGGCGGGGAGGATGCCTTTGTTGATAAGAGCATCAATAAACGGCCTTAAAATAAAAGGTTCCACATGTTGCTCCCGACGTTGCTGCACCTCACCATTCCAATTACCTTCATCTTGGGAAGATGCCAATTCACCACGTTCGGAACCAATAAGAATGCGCTTTGGAATACGTGTGTCACCAGAAATTAAATCTAACACCACACTAGCATGTTTGTCAGGGGCAGACACTGAAGGCGACAAATCTTTAACGTCCATGTTTTGCAGCCGGATATAACGGCGCAAACCATGAATATATTCATCAATTTCGCCTTCAAGCAAATCAGCATCGGCGGCATCCATAGTGGCCCCTTCTTTAGTAGAAAAGGCTTTGCCGCCTAAAGCACCTTGCCAATACATTTCTGCACTACCACCGACAATTTTTTCGAGGTCTTCCACACGATTATACGATGATTGAAGGCGCGGCACACCAAACACATCATTTTCAAGAGCATTCTCGGCCACATGGAGAATTCGGCTATGATGGACCCTAATCGATTTAAGGCCAGTGACTTCTTTTTCCGTCACAGACCTTGGGTTAATGGTGTAAATTTTAGGCATACCATACCGGGGGTCATTTATATTAGTTTCCCATTCTGTGATCTTGGCCGAATCTTCATGATAAGGCTGTATATACAACAAGTCAGTCTTACCAATGGCCAAAGGTTGGGAAAAATCCGTATTATCATTAAACCCCAAGAGCAAGACACCGTATCGGCCTATTCCAGATAAAATATCTAGACGGACCAACTTAGCTGTGATTTTAAGTTTATCATCCAAACTCTTCCATACTTCCTCAAAGGATGTGGCAGCGGACTTTTGCCCTTCCCATACACCAATTTCCCCGTACCACGAAGAAGTAACAGGAGCGGTGATGATACGCTTGCCGATACCATTACGTTCAAAATGGTTCCAGTAGTCCTCAAACAAAAGTTCACGCTTGTACCCACAAACTTCATACATGTCCCTTGCACCGGAAAAGGACACACCTAATCTGGCAGATAAGGCACTGCGCGATACTAATTCCGATAAAATTCTCATTTTAGTGATATCTGTCTTCATGGTTTACCCCTTTCCAACAGGAACGTATCTTCTATATTTTCTACTTGCTTGATAATGGGTAATTACGGCCCGTTCGGCAACTTCAGGGCCGTAAAATTGTTTAGATAAATCATAGATGAAGGTGTATTCAGGGGGAAGATGCATGATTTTTAAACCTGTAGCCAACGGAAGTATTGTGGCCAAGGCCCTTTGGTCCCATGCGCCCGGATGGTTCATGCAATAATTATACCAATATTTGAACAATTGGATTGTAATGTTGGTAGGATTCACATATATCGTCCCTGTCAAAAGTTCCCTGTCCTTAAAAAAATGAACACCAAGATCATAATGTGACCAATCGGTGTCAAAAAGAATAGGCTCATTTGTAAATCGGGCATCAGCGTCAACATAAAGAAAAGGGGTTTTAAGATCTTCACAAGCTTGGGTTAAAATTTTAGGTTTTAATGCACAATTTCTAACCCATTGGCCTTGATGATCAACAGGATAAAAAGTAACCCCCTTAATACCGAAGTGCCATAAAGACTCTTCCATCTCCAAGGCTTCTTGTTCATAGGGCGTATTTTTAGTGAAAAAGCACACTACCGGTATCATTTTTTCGCCCCCCAAACACCCGCTTTTTTACTATTATTTAATTTGTTGAATGCCCCTGATGAAGCATCAATTTGGTCTTTCAACCTACCAAAGGGGAACATACCCATTTCATCAATATAAGGTGAATTCCAATCACCGGCCAACATACAAACATTATTCCAATTAACTTGAACAGAAAAGGGGTCAGCACGATAGATCTTGTCCCCTGTGGGATGTTCTGCCTGCACATTAAATCCGGCCAAATTTTTAATTGTGGCTTGCGCCGATTCCTTTCCCCCTGACCCTGGCTCTTGTTCAATCCATATTTTAGTTTTCTTACCATCGAGCATAGCAACTTGTTTAATCAGTTTTTCACGCTCGTAATATTCCAACTGATCACGTTTAACATCAAGGATAGCATAAAGATATTTGCTGTCCTTAAGCCTGGCCATTTTAACCCCTGCAGTATGGGCAGAACCGGGGTTGTCATTAGCATCAGTACCAGCTTTATCCCAATACCTGACCGTTTCTACGATGTTGGTTTCAGGAATCTGGTCAACAATCTCAATACGTTGGGTTTTAAACATACCACCCGATGGGGGTGATGGGGATTGGCAGACTTGGCCTGAATAACCATATTGGCCCAAATCCGCTTCCATTTCGGACAATACTTCTTTACCCATGCGTTTTGGGTCCAACATTTTATCAATATAAAACAACGTTGCGCAAGAAGGGCGAACGCTGTCAAAAGTCTTTTTATCAAAAATTTCCCCTGGTAAGCAAATATGCCTCACTTTACCTGGGTCTTTTTCATTCCCCCTTTTGACTTTATTAAGCATCGTGCCTGAGGGGTCTTTTTCGTGCAACCTCTGCATAATCATTATAGTCAAAGTTACTGACTTATTAATTTTACGAGTAGACAATGTTTGTTTCACCCAACTGGACGCAGTACGCAACGCATTATCAGACGTGGCTTGTTTAGGGTTAATTGGGTCATCGATTAAAATAATGTGGCCATGGAAACCAGTAACCGTACCACCAACTGATGTTGTATATCTACCACCTTTAAAATTATTGGTGTATAAACTTTTGTTGTCCTTATCACGACGGATTTCAATATAAGTATAAAGTTTTTTATACTTATCGCTTTTAATCACGTCTCGGGAAAGGTCAGCATGTTCCAATGACAATGAGGATGAATAAGAACCTGAAATAATACGCAATGAGGGGTCATTTACCCATGCCCAAGGATGGAAAAAAACTGAACAAATTAATGATTTGGTAGTACCAGGAGGAACATTAAACAAAAGATCGTATTCCTTTTTATGCCGGTCAATATATTCAGCACCACCTAATTTATTTTTTACTCTAATACCAAAAACACGCTTTGCGGCAACCTCCAATTGAATACAAAGTAAATCCATATGCCAATTCCAGACTAATGGTTCTGCAACAACCGTATCCCAAAACTCTATAATGAATCGTTTAAGGCTACGTTTACATAATTCAGCCGTAAGCGAATCCATACTTACGGCAAAATCAGAAACTTGAGGCCGGGGAAATTCAGCCTCTATTTTATTGGTCTTGGCCTTCATAATTTGGCTACTGCTGATACACTACACGGTATTTCAGGGACTGGCTCTTGGTTTTGGTTTTGGAGTATGTAAGTTTCCAATTGTTCTAACAACTCGGTGGGAAGTTTGGTAACATCAATGACTTTGAATCTGTCACCTTTAGGGTCCTCTACCTCAAGATCAATTTTCTGGTATTTGGGCAAATGTGCCTTAAGTAAGGTGACAAGTAAGGTGTCAGAATACTCCTGAATATTACCAACACACTTGCCACCTTGATAAATCGGTTTAGTCACGCCGGTATAAGCACGACGAAAAGCTTCCTGCTCTAGCCGATCTATTGAAGCGTCCAACACCTCCCCCATCATTCTTTTAAAATCTTCGTTTTTATTACGATGTTTGGAGACGGTATCTCTGTTAATACCGGCTGCTTGGCAGGAAGCAGATATGTTACCGGTTTTCAACAAATGTTTAAGAAAAACTTGTTGTTTCTCGGGAGTAAAAACAATTTCACCACCCCCTGTGCCATTAAAAAGACATTTCACATAAAGGTCAATATCAATAACACTATTTTGGCTGTAATCAGGAAGGTTTGAATTTGGGCTTTTTCTTGTCGTTGTCATACTCGTACCCTCTTATCTCAGTAATTGGTCTAACTCCATAACCCAACGTTTTTAAAAAATCAATAGCCTCAGTCGCGCCATTACATACTTTAGCAATCCAACCAATACTTGTTAAATAACCCACCCACTCTTTTTGTTCCTTGGATGTCTTACCCCCCTGCCTTCTTTTTAATTCAACCACTACACCACGAGCGGAGGGGAATTTAGGAGCAGGGGTAATTATCCAATTATCCAACACGCCGGATTTAAGCCCTCTTGCTTTCATTTTCACATGGTAATTGATGGATTTTAACCCTTCATTAGGAACGTGAAACCACCACAATTGTTGTTGATCGAGCCAAAGGGCCAAATCAACTTGCTCTTTATCCTCTGTTGGGCATAATTTTTGCATATTTTTATTATAACATAAAACGAGGGTTTGTGTCAATATATCACGAAAACCCCAAAAATACACCTATAGGACACCCCCACGTAATAATATAGCGGGTTGGGGTGGCCAAACCCCACGGAAGGCAAAGGAGACACCTTCCGTGGGTGTACACAATATAGAGCACGATATTGTGGGAAAGGCAGAAGCCCCCATAAAAAGGGAAGAAGGTATATAATATTATTTTTTCTTCTTTTTAAAATATATATATAAAATAATGACTTATTGACGAAATTTATTATCGCAGGAAAGGCAGAGGCCCTCGCAAAAAGGGGGGAAGGTATATAGTATATAAAAAACAAAAGAAAAAAATATATATATATAATAATGACTTATTGACGAAATTTATTATCTTGTGAAATGTTCCGGTTCCATTTCTTTCGAACCAAATGGAACCGGTTCGTCATAAAAGTTCGCGTCCTTGCGGGCTTTTCTTTTTTTCGGTTCCACCGGTTCCATTTTAAAATTAATACGGGTGGAACCGGTCAGAAACCCGTAAGGACGGGGTTTTTGGATATTTCGGTTCCGGTTCCAATACCCCCCTATACCATATTGAAAAACAAAAAAACAAAAAAGGGGGTCTTCTATTTCTTTTATGTGGAACTGGTGGAACCGGGGCCGGTTCATAAGGATTTTGGCATGCACCAAAGTCCCGTTTTTACGGGCTTTTGTGGCTTTGGTACGATTTTTGTATGTGGTGTTTCGGGGGGTTCCGGTTTCACTGGTTTCATATGGAACCGGAACTCTCGGGCATACCAAACCAAAAAATTCAAAACCCGAAAAGCCCCGTCCTTACGTAATTTGTGATATGTCGTAAGTTACGACATTCCCAGAACCCGCGTCCTTACGGGGTTTGCGGGTTTGGCACGACCTTTGCATGTCGTAATTGGACATTTCGAGGACATTTCGAGGACATTTCGAGGAGTGTTATAAGTTGGATATTTAATATATATTTTTTAGAGGCTTATGACCGAAAGCCCCGTAAGGACGGGGTTTTTCGGTTTTTGTGTTTTTGAAAACATATGTCGTAACTTACGACATCCCCTAGAATCGAAAGCTAAACCCGTAAGGACGGGGGCTTTCGGGTTTGGCACGATCTTTGCATGTGGGTTTCTCTCATTAGCCAAAATTAAGAGAAGGGTGTTTTGGGCCACAGTGCCTTAGTTTTTAGGTGTTCCACGTGGAACCATTACACTATTATCGTAAATTTTTTCTTCTATTGTCTAACTTATTTTTATTAATATGTCGGGGTTCATTACCAGTGGTTTTGTACCCTAACAAAAAATTATGGATAAGACCCACCTCATTATTATAACCACCCCTCTTATGAATATGCCATTTATACTTTTGGCACCCCTCAACGTCCCCTGGGTCAATCAATATATAATCTTTTATTCTGCCCTCTTTGCTATAACATTCAATTTTATGGTGGTCATCACAATCAATAAATTTATTAGGCAAGAACAATTTATTGATTGGGGTTATTTCCTGTTGTTTTTCAATATAACACTTTTTACAATATATTTCATTGAATATTTCATCTTTACAACCTTGTATGAAGCATATATCATTTCCCATTACCTACCCCCTATGTTTCACGTGAAACTACCTGTACCACATGTTTCACGTGAAACTATTTCTTCTTTACTATACCATATGTTTTTTCAAGTCGTTTCCTAGCTAGGATAAAAGTGGCCTCAAGTCCCTTAACTTCATCCTCTCTACCTTGGGCAATCATTAATTCCTTATAATAATTTGCCCCGTGGGCTCGCTCTGACTCAGGTAAATCCTCACCCAACGTATCAAAGTCGATGGCCCCTTTGCGTTGGGGTGGGATTCTGCCCTTTAATCTTTTCTTTCTCCTTGGTTTTTTCTTATCTGGTACAATTCTGCCTTTTACGCGCATTTGTGTATAATGTCTATTACAATAACCCAAACATAATACTTCCCCCCCACATCCTTCTACTAGGCATATTTTATCCTTGGCCATATAATATACACTCCTTGTATAAAAGTAAAAGCCCGAGAAACCGCGTCCCCACGAAGTTTTCGGGCTTTTGTACATCTTTTGTACATCTTTTGTACATCAAATGTTGTTGCACGTAATCCCATTGTGGGCCAATTGGATTTTTAATCTTTCTACCTGAGACTCCAGTTCCCTTATTTGGTCTTTGGTTTCTTTTATCTGGGTTTTTAATTTTTCTATCTGATTCTTCAGCTTTCGTAGTTTAAAATACGTGACAGGACCTGACATGTAACCCCCTTAACTGTTAATAGTTTTTCCACACACTGAACAACGCCAGAGCACTTTATTATCTTTTCTTGAGGCATTAAATACCCGTTGTTTTTTGCCGTAGCATTCATCCTGGTATGGGTGTGCACATACACAGGCCATGATTTTAGTCATTACAGCAGCCGCCCCTCCCGTAATGTGTAAGCCTGTTACTACTGATTTTTTCATCCTAATTCTCCTATTTGTATGGGGCAGGGAAATGCGCCCCATTTCGGTGGTATTAGCCCATGTGGGTGTAGATAACCCCAGATCTTATTTATCAGTGACTTAAATATTAGAACCCCCCGTTATGCGGACGCAGCGTGTTTGTCAGTATATTCACATTCGAAGCATTTGCCAAACATTACTCGCTTTGCAAAACTTTCCGCATATTCTTTAGCAATTATGACTATCCAAAGATCAATGTCGGAATAGCCAAGGTTATCGGAAGTTACACCATATTTGGCAGCGATGGCGAATATTTCCTGTACCTCGGTGCGGCCTCGTTCCGTTTCGGATTCTCCTTGTGCACGACTCTTGGCCAATACGATTTCGTCTACAATATTCATGGTAATTCTCCTTTCTATTTGGAACCGGCAGAATAAGTTATGCCATTGGTGACTACATCTTTACCCAAAACCATTACACCCCGTAGAGTTCATCTACTTCGCTGTCATCAACATATGCACCTTCTTCACTTTCACATATGCTGGACGGCGCAGAGGCTTTATCATATTCCTGTTTAGATTCTTGTTCTTTTTTGGTTAGAGGTTGAAGGAGAGGACAATCAGGGTGTTGATTATCGGTCCCGACACGGGCCATCAAACAAGTACCTTCATGATCAAGTTCCATCATGCAGGTAGTGTGGTGGCAGAAGAAACGTTCTCCTGGTTCCGGTTTATACGTCTGTCTTGATATCATGACCACCTCCTTTAATTGAACACCCGAGCACCACCAGATATTTCCACATTATCCGATACTAAAGCATCACCATATACCCGAGCATTACCATATACCCGAGCACCACCATATACTAAAGCATCACCATATACCCAAGCATTACCATATACCCAAGCATTATCATATACCCAAGCATCACCATATACCCGAGCATTACCATATACCCGAGCATTACCATATACTAAAGCATCACCATATACTAAAGCATCACCATATACCCGAGCACCACCATATACCCGAGCACCACCATATACTAAAGCATCACCATATACTAAAGCATCACCATATACCCGAGCATTACCATATACCCGAGCATCACCATATACCCGAGCATTACCATATACCCGAGCATTACCATATACCCGAGCATTACCATATACCCAAGCATTACCATATACCCGAGCATTACCATATACCCGAGCATCATCGAATACTAAAGCATCACCATATACCCGAGCATTACCATATACCCAAGCATCACCATATACCCAAGCATCACCATCCTGAGATAGGTTATTTACGGATTCTATAAATCCACCCTTCTCACCATTAGGTCGTTGAATACGATATAAAGTTACACTCCCAACCGTAATGCTTTCGCTTGTAAGTGAATATTTCATTACCTCTCTCCTCTCTGGGGGAATAACAAGCGGGCCAAAGCAGGTTTCGCTCACTATTTGCCCAAGTATCTTAATTAGTTAGGTTTCCGTTTTTGGCCTCTTCGCCGGTTATCACGAATTCGTACACCCAAACATCACCATCATACATAAGGCCATCAAACTCCAGGGATAGGTTAATGAAGTTAAGTTCTGCCATTTCACCCAGTATTGTTTCCCCCTGCTCGACGGCCTTTATACAAGCGATGTCAAAATTCGGCACTTCCATATGTACAGCTATGTCCCAGATCATTTTGCCCCCCTCTTTGAGGCCCATTTAATCAGACCCTCAATTACTAATTTATCAAGGTCCCTTGCAAGTTCCGGGTATTCCCTCCTACAGGCATGGGCGTAGGAGGATAGGGCATGGACTGCATAAGCATCATGTTCAATATCGAGCACGAAATATAAACAATTATCATGTTCGCCTTTGGGGTCATCCAGCCTTTCCACCCGATATTTCTTATATAACCCAATGGCCCTTTCGCTGATTGAACCCAAACTACCATCGTTTTCAGGCATGATGTTATTCCCCTTTGTCTGGTGTAATAAAATTGTGACCCTCTTCGAAAACCCCCACGTGATATATTTCTTTTATCTTTCGCGGGGTGTATATCACCCCTAGAACGTATCTTCATATTTCTTAAAGGTGAGGGGGTATATCAAAGGTTGTTACCTCGTCAAAAATAACCTGAAGTTGACGTATGGCCATTACCTCTTCACTTATTTGTATGGACACGGGTTGACCCCTTATGGTTGATAAGTACCGGTCAGGATAGTTAAGAGTTTGATGGCCCCAAAGATCACGGCCATGATGGCGATAAACGGAACCCAGGTGAAGACGATCTGTGTAAGAAGCTCTTTTAGGATTTTCATAGTAATTTTCTCCTTTCCCGATTATTACCCACAGTGGATAAAGTAACGGCCACAACTGCGATCGTGGCCACAACTACAACGAGGGCCAAGGCGTGGGCTTTATTAACCAATAACACAACCAATAACACAACCAACATAAGAACTGTGAACCATTTCATAACTTTTTCTCCTTAAAATGGTATGTCTACTTCCTCGGGTTCTGGAAAATTATAGTGTAAGTATTCATGATACATTTCCAATTTAATTTGGTGCCACTTGCCCAAAACCGTATGTCTAGTTACATGTTTCCAATTTCTGTTGTCTTCGGAATTTAACCAAAGCATTCTCCTAACTTCAGTGAAAGTTAAGCCGGTCCGGAATTCGTTATATGGGGTTGGCCCTTGGTTCATTTAGATCATACGCCTGATTAACTCTCTGACTTCCTGATCGATAACCGACTCTACTATAGGTAATAAAGCATCGATTGTTAGAGCAACCAAATTAGTTGCGATTATGTTGAGCTTTGGTTCATCGGTGTCCAAATATATGCCCAGTTGGGCATTGATAACCTCGGTCACTCGGGGTTTAATTTTTCTAATACATACCCGCTTAACTTCAAGTTTAGTGGTTTCCCTCATAATTTTGTCCTCTCTTATCTCGGGGGTATTAATATTTTTCATTATAACATAGTTGGGTGTATCCTGTCAAGTATAGGTTTGTATTTGCATAATTTATCCTTGAGGCCACATTTTTCACAAATATCGCCTTTATTCCTAGCCATTAACCATGCACAATTAGGGCACCACGAACATGATTCATAATATTCACAGTCTTCACATTTCACGAGCGTCTCTTTCCTTGAGTTCAGCTTCCAGTTTTGCAATATAAGTAACCAGTTCATTACAACTCCCTATTAAAGTCATGCCCGATAAAGTAAGTTCAGCATACCTTTTTTGAAATGTGTGGGCAAGTTCATCAGAAGCAGCCTTGGCTTGCTTAAGTTTGGCTATGGAAGTTTCCAGATTACGAATGGTGTCGGCTTGGACTTCAATAGTAAATTTTAATTCTTCAATAGTACTCACGCTGCCCTCTTTTCCTGCCATGAGAAAGATATTTGAAATGATAGGTAAGTAATGTAGTCAAAATGGCCACAGCCAAATCAGCCTGAATAAATCGCCCTGCCGTGGCCCTGGAGATCGTATTGTGGGACACGCCGGAAATGTTGGCCAAAGCTATGATCGACGCTTCTTTTTGGGCCATTATTTTGGCCAAATCAGGAACCTTTACAATATTTAAATTACTGGGCATATTAATCCCTTTTTTAATTGATCGATGATCTTGTACATCTTAATCAAATTATATATCCATTGGTGTTCAAGGTCGGTTCTGGTGGTAAGTTCCTTATGGATGGCAACTGCAGCCTTGGCTATATACTCCTTAGTATAAAAATCATCAAAAGTATAGTGCCGATGGTTAAAAAGCTGATGCCTCGGTTCTATATTATGATTCCAGATCACACACAAAGTAAAATAAAGATGTCGAGTTTGCATTTGGTCCACGGCATGAAAGACCCCATACCGATCGCGCCACATGAAAATAGAGGAGTTTTGTTCTAGGGGTTTAGTTAAACTACGTTCTACCATGATTAATCCTCATCTTCGTTATCTAAGCCATCTTCAGGCTCATAATTACAAATATTGCTGTCGAGAGTGCAAGGGGCACAAATTTCCTTATATCGGGGTGCCCCTTTTTCTGACCATTTGTGTACACAAGTCAGACAAGAGATGTCCTTAACAGGACATTGAGAATTTCTGCAGTCTTGGCATCTCATAATGTAATCTCCTCTATGGATTCAAAATTACAGATGTTGATAGACATGATACAGGGCCAACACTTGGTTGCAAACTCGGGGTTATTGGAATTGATGGCCCTATGCACACAACGTACACAATCAGGACCCTTTCCTATACATTCTTTATCGGAACACTTAGAACATAGTGGCATGATATAATCATCCTTGGGGTTGGTTGTTAAATCAAGGTGGGGGCCAAGTAATTGGCCCCCGAATCATCTAACAATCAGGGATTTTCAGGGATTTCGTGCGTCCAATGCTGTGTACCGGGGCGTTCCGGAAGATCGCGAATGCAACCATCAGGGCCAAATTCACAGGAGGGGGTATGATGGTCAGGGATAGTGCTACCACAGTCGTAACAGGGGTCGCCTGGGTTGGGCCACAATACTACCCTATCACTCATGGCAATTTCACTATTAACCCTGTCATACTGGGCTTTGCAGAATCCACATAGGAGCAGTACTGTATTACCCCCACATCTGAATCCATCCTCATCTACGGGGGCCACAATGTATTCGGCTCCCCGGCCACAATAACAATCCACATCCATAGATGACCCTATTACTATAGTCTCGGTACTCATGGTTTATCTCCTCTCTCTCCTCTCTGGGGTTATGATAGGGGGATGATCCCCCTATCTATTTTTATTATACCACAATTGAGTATCTTTTGTCAATATATTTCGTTAATATATTCATCCACACATAGGCTCAAAATTACAATCGTTGGTGGTGATGTCGGCACATTTCTTGCATATGTGCCAATTTTTACTGCGGGGGGTAATGTTGCGATGTTTACAAGCTGTACAACCTCCTCTACAATATTCATTTTTCTTACAGAAGTCGCATTTCATGACTTATCCCCTTGGGGTATCCAATAACAAGTAGTACCACTTTCCACACACAGTTTACAAATGGGCCATTTACTAGATGCCGGAAGAACAAACAAACGCCCACAAGATAAACACATACCACAAATTGATCGTTTATCACACTGTAAGCATTTCATGATTATAACCTCCTCTCTCTTTGTAGTCTTTCAACCCATGATGTCTATCAAAATAGACTTTATGGGGATCCACCACTTGTTAGGGGTCAATGATTTCGTGGGTTATCCGTTTCACGTGAAACCTACTTGGTAAGAACTAATATGATCTCTCTCCTCTCTGGGGTTATGATAGGAAATCAATCTCCCTATCTATTTTTATTATAACACAATTGAGTATCTTTTGTCAATATATTTCGTTAATATTTATTATGCATCAAGATAGGGTGTTCGCCACACCATGATTTCTTTAGGAAGAGGTATTTCATGAAGTTCATACGAGCATTGTCTCAGGGCATGCTTTAATTCTTCCTTATTTTCGGGGTAATAATCACAAATAACCTTTACTAATTCCTCGGTTTCGAGTATTATAATTACTTTGGTGCATCTTTCAGGAAAACTCAAAGATTGGGCCAACAACTTAAACAAATCGCGGCTATGAACTGGAATCTTCTTAATAAGGTTCATGGTTTTTGCCCCCTTTCCGGGTTAACATGAATGAAATGACATTTACCAATATCACTTATACACTCTTTACATTCCAGTGGCATATGGCGATGATTTTTATAATACCTAAGACAGGACCTACACGGGTCCAAAGTATTACAGGCCACATTTTCACATCGCATGCAATTCATGATTTACTCCTTATTTTGGTACAATATCTTCAGCCTTACGCCAGTTTTGCCATTTCTTTTCATAGTAGATCTTGTTGGCACGGTGTAGAGAGGAATAATTAGGTGGTTTGGATTTATTGTGGGCAAGATGGAGCACCAACAGACTATCCCTTGCAATGATCTCAATGCTGTTCACTTCCACACTGTTTCTGAAATCATCATCTTCGAAACAAACCCCTGCAGAATATCCCTCATCAAACCCACCGATTCGACGAAAATTCAATTTACTGATACAGGAGCAAAAGTGAAGCCCAACGTTCCGATGAATAGAATGTTGATACCAGACAGCTTTTCTCGGGTCATGGCCTTCAATAGTTGTGGAAGTAGAAGACAGACAACCACACACAACATAGGGGTCATCTATTCGAGTCTTATAAATTTTGTCCAGACCAGAAAGAATATCCGTCATATGAACACATTCGGGGTTGGTAACAATGAAATATTCACCTTTGGCCACACTTGCGGCATAATTAAACATTGGTCCTGGATTCCACTGGTCCGCGTTGCCGGTATTGGTGATCATAATATTCAATTTTTCCCGGTATTTGCTGTATACCTCGAGTAAATGTTGATGCTCAACTTCATCGGCAGCATTCTTAAGGTCCTCAACAATTATGACCTCGAAATCATCACGATCACCATAGAAACGTACAAAAGATTCCAAGGTATCAGAAAGTTGAACATGTCTTCGGTGATAAGGCATCAGTATTGAATATTGAATATCCATGGTTTGATTTTTACTCCTTCAGTTTTATAATAAAAACAACTTCTTTATCTTCCCATTCCTTAGGGGCCTCAAATTGGATACAAAACATGGGACCCTTGGAATCTTGATAACTGAACTCTACTTTGGCTTCCCCTACAACCAATTTATTTTCTATAGGTTCCATATCTTGTATGCCCCCCTGCAAATATCCCAAATCTTAGCTTTTTCAGACAAATTTTCCTTAGTCACTGTGGCCTCATTTACACCACTTTCCGGCATGCCCCCATACCAATGGCAACCGATCGAATGGGATAAGTCGCAAGGTTCAGGACTCCAATATTTTTTAATCTGGTGGTGTTGGAATCGAGGATAGACAAGGCGCGGGTCCATGAAATTAACTTTAGAACCATATTTCTCCAAATATCCCTTCAAGAGTTCCGCGCCAAAAGCCTGGTATCGGGATCGGATATTGGGTTCATACCAAAATTTATCTCGACCATAGGTGAAGAGGTCATTAAAAAACCGTTTACCACTCTGGCCCTCGGCATACATAAACCCAATGGCCAAATATTCAAGGGGTTGTTTGGGAATGGCACGATATTGACAAAGCCCAACACCAACCATATTATTATGGATAGATTCGGTGATAGGGTTGATATATAGGACATCAAAATCAGACCAAATACCACCATATTGCCCAAGGATAAACCACCGAAGTAAATCAGCCTTATGAACTTCAGGCATATCATCTGTTAAGCTGATATCACTAAAATAAAGGGGTTTATGCTCTATC